TATATGCTCAAATGTTACAAAAACCTAAGAGTCCGAAAGGAGATGTAATGTATGGATAGGAACATACAATACTTACTAGATAAGTACCAGACTAAACAACCAGGAGAACAATGGCGATTAGAAACCGAACTAGAATATGTAAGAGAATACCGTTATAAACAAAGAATATACTTATTAGATGGTATATTGAATGATTTGCATAAGAACTTCATCATCACAAAACCACAAAAGGATAGGATAATCTATTTATTAGAACATTTAGACTTCAGCCGTATGGGAACATTCACCGAGGAACAAATAATCCTAATGACACTAGTATATGTGAAACTGGAAACAGTAAACAATGCAAGACCACAACACTATTATAACCTATTAAACCAGTACGATTTAACGATGAACAGTCTAGTCACTTACCTAGTGAAGCTTAACAAATACCATATCAGCAAGATACCAGTTTATTACTAGTGTGTTATGTAATATATGTAAGAGAAACTTATTTTTTATTGATTAGTATGACTAAACTAGAGAATTGGAAAACAATCACCACCGACGAGGAAGGTGAACCCGTACTCAAATATGATTCACACCATGATGAAATCATAAACATAAAGACTGGTGAAGTAATCCAAGAATAGAAAAGGGATTGTTGAGGACATATGGTTGACTACACATGCATACACGAGGACCAGATACAAGGACAATCACGCAAGATTGCTGAATTAGAAACACGAGCAGATTATAAAGACAAAAGGATTGATGACTTGTACAATAAGATAGATAAGATGGAAGAAAAAATAGACACCCTCAACAAGAACGTCAACCAACTAATACTCCTAAGCAACAAGGGCGACACAGACCTAGAATTACGATTAAAAGCAATAGAAACCGAACTAGAACTACAAAAACAAACAAGTATCACCAACCACAACCGAATATCACAATTATTAGCAGTAGTTGGAGTCGGATTAACCATAATAACCATACTAATCAATGTATACTTCAATATGATTTAATGTCTCACTATTTAATAGGAGGTGTGACACATTGCCACCTAAGAAGTTTAATGAAGAAACTTGCCAATGCTTAGTGGAGAATTACAGTAAAGGTTTGCCATTGAAATATTGTGCAGACATTGCAGGTATTGATAGGCGTACTGTTTATAGGTGGATGGAGAAAGGCAAGAAGAGTAAGCGTGGCAAGTACAATGATTTTTATAAGGATATGCAGAGAGCCAAGTCTAAGTTTATAGCGAAGAACTTACATGATATTCAAGACAATAAATCGTGGATGGCTAAGCAATATCTTTTACAAGTTACTGACCCTGAACAGTTTGTTGTAGCTGAGAAGCAACAAATCGAAGCAGAAACCAAACAAACCATACAAGCAGATATAGATATGAATGACCCAAGAATACAAGAAAACGATTTAAACTTATTACGAGAATTACTTGGCGATAAAGATGATAACAGCGGAGGAGATAAGTCAACTACCAAGTAAACCACGAGGTATTGGTGAATGGTCAATACTGATTAATAATGGTTACTGGCGACCAAGAAACTTCGACATCTTAATCATTGAATTACTTGGTTATGCTTTGCAAGGCAAGGTCAGTAAGATATTATTAGGAGTACCTTCAAGACATGGGAAATCCACACTTATCAGTAAAAACTTCGCCTCATACTTCCTAGCACATTACCCAAATGATAAAGTCATACTCACCGCATATTCACAAGGTTTAGCTTCCGAATTCGGTGGACAAGTCAAAGATGTACTCAACTATTATGGAGGATTATCACCATACAATGTATCCTTGAGTACTGATAGTAAGGCAAAGAACAAATTCAGATTAAACCACCCATATCGTGGACAAATGTTAGCAGTCGGTGCAGGTGGTAGTATCCTAGGGTTTGGTGCAGGACTATTCATAGTTGATGATCCAATCAAGAATATTGCTGATGCAGAATCCAAAGTGAAACAGCAAAGGTTGAAGGATTGGTTTGAAGCTACTGCTAAGACAAGACTAGAAAAGAGGAGTAATGGATTACCACCGATAATGTTAGTGATTGCTCAACGATTACACTTGAAAGATTTGCATGGAATTATCCGAGAATCCGAACCGACCATTAATGCACAGGAAGGTTTGGAGATACTCCGTAATGGTGGAACTATTGACCCTAATGTATGGTTAGATTTGAATATACCAGCAATCTGTGATTCACCTGATGATGTTCTTGGACGAAGGATTGGTGAAGTGTTATGGGAAGAACAAAGAAGTTATGATTGGTTGATGGCTGAGAAACAATCAATGGGGTCTTATCTTTTTAATGCTATTTATCAAGGACAACCTATAGAACGTGATGGTAACATTTTCAAGAGAAGTTGGTTTATGGACGAAACCACTAATAAGATTTACAACTTAATTGATAAGAAAGACTTACCAGAGGATTTGCCAATGATGAGGTACTGGGACTTCGCAGCCTCCGGTAAAGATGGTGATGGCACAAGTGGATTGTTAACTGGTTATGATGGCACTAACTTGTACTTTATAGATTTGGTTAGTGGTAAGTTCAGCAGTAGTGAAACCTTGAAAGTATTCCGCCGTACTGCTAAACGTGATGGTAAACAAGTATTAATCAAGGTGGAACAAGAACCAGGAGCAGGCAGTAAATTATTAATCAATGCATTCCGTCGAGACAAAGAATTAAAACGATACCATATCCGAAGCGACAAAGTACGAATGGCAAAGAATATAAGGTCATTTGATTTAGAAGCTTTGTCAGAGGATGGGAAGGTATACTTTGTAAAAGCAGATTGGAATATGAAACTAATAGACCAACTAGTCAGTTTTACTGGTGCAGATGGTGGAGAGGACGATATAGTAGATACTGCAACAGGCAGTGCCAAACACTGGTTACGTCCAAGAAGAAAAATAAACGTGTGATAATTATGAGTAAACATTCAGATTCATTTATTGTAACAATAGATAAGGAGGACCAACACCATATAGTGGATTCTTTAGAACTGGAAAGATTCGCCTTGAAGGCAGATGTGGACCCAGTGACTGGTAGTAAGAGTGTGCCTGATGACCCATTATTGCATGGTAAGAGTATCCTTAATCCGAAGTATGACCCTTATGCTCTTGTGAAATTGTTGGACTTGTACACTTATCATGCTGCTTGTGTAGAAGCAGTAGCGGTGGATAGTACTGGTATTGATTATACTTTGAAACCAGTTGAAGGTGTGGAACCAGTCGAAGCAGAAAAGAATAGATTGGAAGAAGTCCTAAACAACAGTACACCATCAATCAATACACAATTACAGCGTATGGTGTATGATAGGAGGAGTATTGGTTATGGTGCATTAGAGGTTATAAGGGAAACCACTAGCAAATCCAATATTAAACGATTAAAACATATACCAGCACACACACTCCGCAGACACACCGACCAAAAAAGAGTATTACACATTACTCCTGGTGGCAAAAGAGTATGGTTCGTAATCTACGGCAAAAACTATAATAACCAAGGCGAACTATGCGATGTTGATGCTGATACTGGAGAATGGAAACCTTATAATACATTAGCACCTCATCAAAGAGCTAATGAATTATTATGGAGTATGGAATATGCACCAGGCACCGATTACTATGGTAGACCACCAATCATAAGTTGCCTAAGCAGTATCAAAGGAGACATATCAGCGGTAAGGTACAATAACAGTTTCTTCGAGAATTATGGAATGCCTAAATTCGCAATCACTGTAACTGGTGACTTCGCAGATTATGATGTAGATCCAACTGATGAAGATTATGATTACACTCAGACTTTAAGGTATAAGATTGGTCAGCAGATTAGGGAAGTTATTAAGAATCCACACTCCGCTATTTGTATCACTATACCAAGTGAAGGTGAAGAAGGTAATGTTGACTTAAAGATAACCCCACTCTCAGTACAAACCGAAGAAGGTCACTTCAGAATGTATCGTAAGGATACACGTGATGAAGTGTTGCATGCTCACCATGTAGACCCATCAAGGTTAGGTATTTATGATGCTGGTAGTTTGAATGGTGGTAACAGTGATAATACAATGGCTTCCTATAAGTATGGTACAGTTGCACCTATCAAATCAGAATGCGAATCATTAATCAACCTTATCGCTAAGGAATTGGAAGTAACTAGTTGGAGGTTCTGTATTGAGGATGTTGCACCGATTGATTATACTAAGGATTTGGCTTTAGCAGAATTCTTATTCGCAAGGGGTGCTATGACTATTAAGGACCTTATAGATAATTTCGGTTCCAAATTCGGATTGGATATTGAAGATGAAGCTGATGATTATTATTTGAATGCAAGGTACTTGAATGGTCAGCCATTGGAGTTATTATGGAATCAATCTGAATCTAATCCTTACCTTGAAGTGGATAGCATATTGGCAAGTTTGGAAGGTAACTTAAATGAAAGCATTGAAGGCGAAGAAGCAGATATTGAGAAGCAAGATTAGTAATGCTCGTAGCCAAAACAATGAAAGACAATTAGAACAAGCATTACAAAGATACTTCAAAGCTTTGGAGAAACAAGTGCAACGTAACCTAAAATCTTATTGGCAAGATAACCTAGTCCTCGGACAAGTTGACCTTATCACCGAACCAATACGTAACCATGAAGAATATTATAGAATACTTGAAAAATACTTGAGACGTGAATATAAACTAGGGACAAAAGAAGCTGAAAGATTAGTCCTTGGATTAAATAAGAATCGTGTAGCAAATAAGAGTATCATTACACCAGAAGCAATTGAATCTTCACCAGTTCTTTCAAGGATTTATGATTTGTTCGGCACATTAACTGGTGCTGAAGATGACCTACTCAATACAGTATTCATTGCTAGTCAAGCCACACTTGTACGTGTAGATAATCAAATCAAACAAATAATCCTTGATGGTTACAAGAGTGGAGAGGGAATCAATTATGTAGCGAATATGTTACAGAAACGATTCCAACAATTAGAGACTTGGGAATCCAAACGAATAGCAAGAACAGAGATACATAATGCTCACAATAGAGCAGTGATGGACACTTATAATGAATATGATGTTGAGTACACTATGTGGATAAGTGCACATGATGACCGTGTCCGTGGATTAAAGAAACATGATAAGGCAGACCATGTAATCCTTGATGGTGAAATAATAAGATTAGGTGATACTTATAGTAATGGTTTGAAGTATCCTGGTGATACTGATGGTCCCATCGAGGAATGGATTAATTGCCGTTGCAGTAATGCACCTTATGTATTGCCTTATGGTTATACTGCACCACCACAACAACAATTCCATGAATCAGACCTTATAAAGATTAGATGATAATTATGAATTTTATAAAAGAATTAACTGATGGTACAATCTATTTGACTGCACCCGTATTGATACCATATGCACATGATTGCGATTACAAGAATGGAGAAACACCATTGACAAGAGAGCAAGTCAAAGCATTCAAAAACAGTTACGACAAGTATGGTTTCGTAGACCACGAACACGGCTTAACAAAGAATGGCAGAAAAATAGGCAAACCATCCGAATCAATACTATTAGATCAAGATACTACCTTTACAACAATCAATGGAGAAACCACTTACCCAAAGGGTACTTGGTTATTAACTACACACATTACCGATGATGAAGCAATTTCGGAGGCAATACATGGTTACTATACTGGATACTCACCAAGCATATTACCACAAGAAAGTGCTGATAAGTATTTAGCAGCATTAAAGAGCGGACATGGTGATGATTGTGCCTGTAAGAACCAAATAAGTAGTATGGGCAATTCCTTGATTAAGGATGTGCCTAATCCAGTAGTATTAAGTGTGAGCTTGACAAAGCAACCTTGCTTGCACGAAAGTA